ATTATAAGTCTTGTAGTAATAACGTTGGGCGAGAGCAATCTCGCCTTGGATTGTTCCCCCGCTTCTGCGGAAGGTCGGCGCGGTGGATGCAGTCCAAGTGCCAACATCTAACTGAACGCCTGTAATTTCAAACCAATCATTAGCCCCAGCCGTGCCTGTCGGTGTGTAATAAAAAAAAGGTGCAAACTCTGTAATTGTTGCGCCGATAGTGAAAGAAAATGCGAAACGCTGCCAAGTTGTTGTCAAAGTTGCAGCCGTATTTAACGCAACCGCGGAACTTGTGTAACCCTGATTTACGTTTTGGTCTGTTCCTGTTCCTGTATAAAACTGCACAGATAACAAAGAACTGGTTGCAGAAAAATTAGCACCAGCCCTAGCATAAAAAGACATCGTTACAGTTTTGCCAGCAAAAGGTAAACAGTTAGTAGTTTCAATAGAACTGTTGTAATAAATAGCATCGCCCGAAGCATTTCCATTGGTTCTTTGCAACCTTGCTGAATACTGAATATTGGGCAGATTTGTTGTGTCGCTAGTTGTTTGTCTTGTTACTGTGTAACCTGTGCTGGCTCTGTAAGTCATCCATCGGTCAGAACAATAGGTCAATGTTGCGCCAGCAGGGGTAAATGAAGTCCCTCTCTGCCAGACGTCTTGGCCACCATTTATCACAGGATTCGCCAAACTCCCTACTGGTGGGTTGTAACGAAGTCCTGTGGATTGGGCAGAATCCGCGACAAGAGTGTCACCATTTGAGCCGACTGCTAAACGCGCAGGTGTGTCGTTAGCTGTTGCAGCTATTAGATCGCCTTTGGCATCGACTATCGCATTTTGTATCGCGTTAGCATCATCGCTAGTTACCCAAGTAAAATCCATATCGGTATTAGAAGTTTTACTCAATACCTGTCCGGTTGTCCCGCCTTTTAACTCCGCCATCGAAGCATCGATATTATTGCCAAGAGTTCGGATGGCTAAAGCACCATCTTTAACTAAATCAGTATCGGCCGGGGTATTCCAGCCAAAGTTCGAGGTTGTAGGCATTAACTAATTACTCCTATCGCGTCTTGCCATTCTAAGGTATTAAGCACACTATTCCAGCGTTCAGCCGGAGCGACTTGCTCCCAGCGTTGGGCTACTGCTGAGAATTCTATCGGTGAAGCGTTGAGGGTTAGGCTCAATCCATTAAAGGAAGCCCTAAACGTCCAGCCCTCGACATAGCCAGTAAATTCGCCGCCTAGCATCGTAGAGGGCAGATTGGTTATCCGGATGGGCATACCCATAAAGACATTAAGCAGGGCATCGCGATCCGTATCATCGATTTCTGGGTTTTGAATTGGGAAGGTGATGGACTGGAATTGGAAACGAGGATAGGCGCGAAGCTGAATCAGGCGGTCTCCCATATCCTCAACGTCTGACGCGCCTTTGACATAGGAGCTAAACTGCTCAGCGTAAAGGCCATAAAGAGCTTGTGACTCTGCGTCTTGCGCTATGTATTGGTTATTTTTGCCGTAATCGATAACTATCTTATTAGCCAAATCTCCTTGCCTTTGGACAATTCCCACACCAGCTCCAAGAGCCGTCCCAGCGTCCAAATCAACATAGCCATTAGCCACTAAATAATCTTGGCGGTGGCTGGCATCGGCATAACCGATTAGGCCATTGGCATCTTCGTATAGATAGCCCAGAGCTGATGAAGCTATTTGATTAGCGATTACCGAAATAACTTGATCCGTAATCTGTCGGCTGCTCATTGTGTATTCGCCCGGGTCTATTTCCCCTAGTCCAATATTAGAAGCGTTAGCCCAAGTTTCGGTCGGGTCGTAAGAGTTCCAAGTCTCGGCGGGTGGGAGTTCGTTCCAGCTATTGAGTAGCAGGTTATCGAGCAAATCGGTTATTTGAGCGCCGTCTAACCCTTCGGCTAAATTGCCATCAAAGATTGCTCTTTGCAGTCGAGATAGAGCGCCAATTGCGGTGATGCTCCAAGAGGTTACAGTAGAGACCCCTCCTGTGCTGGTTATCAGTTGTTTGGCGTCTGAAATGCGACCGCCAAAGATTGGCACAAAGACTCCAGCTGAATTCTTAACTTCGATAGTTATGGGGGTGTTGACTGTAAAAGTGTAATTAACTAAATCGGTGTTAATTATTTGAAGCTGACAATATCCCGGCGGAGTAGGTGAGTTAATATCCTGACGCCCTGAGGTGATAGTCAGGTTGGCTAAAGTCGTATCGGTTATTTCGCCGCCATTGGACTTAATACGCCAAACAGGAGTCCAAGACGTCATAGAATCGCAGCCGTATCTCTAAGTCCGCCGCCTCCACCTGTGCCGCGATTTTGTGAAGTGTTAAGGGCTAATACGACTGCTCTAGTGAAGCCTTCTTCATCGATAACGCTTGGAGCATTGACGTTAATGGTGACTGCTCCTTGCATTGAGCGCTCATCCCCAGCTCTAGCGGCTGCTGGTGAGAATACGCCGGGAGTCATAGATATACCTTCCAGCAAATTATCTGGAGTCGTGATAGAAGGCTTTGAAGTTGTTGTAGATGGCGCTGAAGCTTTAGGAGTTGATACCGATGGAGCTGGTGGAAGCTTTGGCACAGTTGGCAAGTTAGGAAGGGTAGTGGTTGATTTAGAAGAGGTTGATCCGGTGCTGGTGGGGACTGGGATTGTCGGGATATTAGGTAAAAGAGGAATAGCGTTGTAAGCCTTAATAAGCGCGTTAATGCCGGTAATTGCTGCGCCTACGGCAGTAGATACCCCTTTAACAACGGCTGAGATTACGTCCAAGATACCGCCCGCGACAGTCCCAATAAACCGCAAAGCTGCGCCGAGGTTATTTGTGAGAATCGGAATGATGAAATCTTTCACAAAATTGTACAGAATTACTAATGACTCTTTATTTCGATTAAATGCTGCAATAACCGGATCAATAGCCGTTACCTTAAAATTTTGAAATGCTGGGATGGCGGTGTCGGTTATAAAGCGAAGGAGGCGCTCGATAATGGGCAAGAGAGCCGTTCCGACAGTTTCTTTAGTTTCATCAAAAGCAACCTGGAGTCGCTGGATACGTCCTTGAAAGGTATCGGCCTGAGTAGCAGCTGCCCCGCCAAAAGTCTGCGCAAGTTGCTTTACCACTCCTTCAAAGCCAAGAGTCTTAGCTTCAGCGGCGGTAATGCCAACACCTAAGCGACTAAGTGTGCTGGTGTTTCCTTCGTAAGCTCTGGCAAGGGCATTAGAGACAGTTTCGACATCTCGTCCCGTAGCTGCTGAGACGTCAAGGGCTAAAGATAATAATTCTTGAGATTTCTCTACTGATCCGGTCGCGACTGCCAGTCTTTGAAGGGCTGGACGGAGTTTGTCATCGGCTACGCCAGTAGCTAGTGAGGTTTTAAGAATCTGCTTCTCAACCGCTTCGACTTGAGCATCAGTTGCTTTAGTAACGTTTTGCAGGGCTAGCTGAAGGCGCTTTTGAGCAGCTTCATCTTCAATAGCAGCTTTAACGCCATCAACGGCAAGCTTTACGGCATAGCCGGCAGCGGCGGCTGCGGCAGCAGCAAAAGCAGCTTTGGCAGCTCCAGCAAATTTTTCTAACTTACCGCCAAAACCTTCTACTTCTCTTTCGCCAGCACTTAGACCTTTTTTTAGGCCGTCAATATCTGCAAGGATTGAGAGTTTGAGCGTTCTACTTCCGGCCATTACTTATCCCATTCCTTGACTATTTTTGAAAAACTTTCTTCCCATTTCTTGATGATTTGCGGTTGAATTCGGCGCAAAGTGGGGAAAATGAAATAACCTTCTGAACCTTTACCGCCGAAAGTTGCTGATCTAGGTGGAAATCTTTTGTAACGTTTAGAACCAAATTCTACACCAGCAAGAATCCCCGGGCCTTTTTCCCTACCTTTGTTTATCTGAGTGGTAGCTCCACCACTAAATCTTTGTGTCGCGAAACCCAGCGAGAACTCGCCGAGAACTGAGGTTTTAGATTTTCTAATACCGGCAGCAATTTTTTTAGCTTGTTTTGGAGCAGGTGATCCACCAGCCGCATTTGTTATTTCTCGAACTGCGAAATCAGTTGAGAAAGACGTAATGGAACGAGCTTGGTCTTTTGCCTCGTCTTCCATCTTTCTAATAACTGCGGCGATTTGGCGCAATTCTTTAGAGCTGTAAGCAATTACCTCACCTGCCACCCTTGCGCTCCTTCAATATCTCAATTGCCGTTAAGACTTGGTCTATGTCAGTCCATTCGCTCATCGGTATTCCGGTCGCTATTGCTACCTCGACTATGAGGCGGTTTAGGCTTCCGGACTCGAAGCTTTTGGGGCTTCATCTCCAATAGTCATTTCTTCGACCGATAACTCCCAGACTTCCTGAGATTTAGTCGGTTTCCCTGCCGCGTCTCGCTTGTAAGCAAAATAGGCAAGGTCGAGGAAGTCCGCTTGTTGGTAAGCCGAAATATCCTTCATAGAATAAATCGATTTACCGGTTTTGCGTTCCCACTTCGCCCACTCTGGGAGCCCAGCGTTGTAGGTGACTTCCTCGCCATTTGTGTATTTAATTGTGATTGATAACTTCATAGCTCCCGATCTCCCTCTTAACTAAATGTCTCTGTGACTTCGCCCTTCGCTACTTTGAAGGTGAAGCTTACTGTTTGCGCGTCGATTCCTGATCCACCAGCCGTTGGAAACTCTGGAAGGATTGGGAAAACAAATTGAGCGCCAGTTGCAGCGGTTAGGGTGACGCTGATTGTTGTGTCTGGTGCGGTCTCAGCAGCTGCCCATAGTGCCTCGCATACTGAGTTAGCTTTGCCCCAGTCTGCCAACATATCAAGCTGGAAAGTTCCTTCGATATTAACTGTCTTGTAAGCCTCGCCATCGAGAGTCTGGTAAGTCTCTCGGACGTTGGTCTTAGTTAAAACTGCGTTAGTCGCTTGTGCTTCGACATCTGTTCCACCTGTGAAAGATAGCGAAACGTCGCGACCAGTTATAACAACTGTTGCCACTTTTTCTCCTTAGTTAGTCTGTGTGTAATAGGTGGAAACGCGAATATCTGCGACCAGTAAATTAACTGTTCCGACTTGCGTAACCGATGGCCGCTCTACTGGGCCGACTGTGTAGCCGTCCGGTATTACCGCCAAAACTGACATTATTAGCTGCTCTAGATTGTCCAAAGCTGCTGGGTTAGATAGATAAGCCACTCCGCAGGTGATTGTGAGGTTAATCTTTGCGTGAATGGTTGAATCGTTAATTGTGTTTAATTCTAGATAAGGCGCATCCGGCACTAAAACAACCATAGGCACTTGAGGCGCTTCAGGGACGTAAGAATAAACGTTAGCGCTGACAGTTCCAAGAGCCGTTGCTAAAGGTGTCCGGATAGAGCTGAGAATTGTTGATGGGGGCATTATCCCACCATTATTTCAACATCCAAGTAAGGCCCGAGTAGGCCAGTTACTTTGGCGAGTAAATTCTTAGAAAGTCTATAAGGTGTAACTGCGAAATCGATTCCCTCTATTGATCCTCCGGCTGCGGTGCGGGATTGAAAGATTTCGACTGCGATAGCCAAAACGGCAGCTTCAACATTGGGATTTCCGACATAAGTCGAGAGTCCAGATAGCGCAGCGTTTCCGGCTGGGATAACGTTTTTAGCCAATATGTCTGCATTGGTGATAGCGGCGGTAAAGACATAATCCGTAATTTCATCATCGGTTACTGTGTGAGTTCCATTAAAAGGTGAGCCGCATCCAGTAACGATAACCGACTGACCTTGAGTGAATTCGTGAATTGTTGCGGTATGGAAATAAGCAACGTTATCTGTGAGCTCTACTTTGTCGATTTTGCTTTGAAAAGTGACCAACATTGGCAAAACAATATTTTCGGAAGCGTCACAAATATCATTTAGATAGGCATCGTTATACAGGGATGACGAGACGCCAAGAATGGTTCTCAGCTCTGAAGCTGTGACAATTGTTGGCATCTCGTTATCCTTTCAAGCTAATTGGGTGAGCGGCCAGCTCGGGAGCGGACTGGCCGTCACTATTTGAGTTTTACTATGCAACCATCCAGCGGTATGCACCAGCGCCGACCTTTGTCGCTAGAGCGCCATAGCCGTAGTAAGCAACCTGAATCTGTCCGGTTGATACTAGGTTGGTCTCTAGACGGAAGCGGCTGGACTCGTACCAAGTGTAAGCATCTGGGTTAATGATGATGATTGAATTATCACCAGTTGGAGCAGCAGTAGCTAGGTTACGAGCAACGCGTAGGTTTAGACCCAATACGTTTCCGCGAACTGCGCCACCTGACAAGTCTCCGCCCTGATTTGATGGTCCGATTAGGTTCTGATAAATCGGACGGCCAGCATCAGCGAGGTTCATAATGTTACCCCACTGCTCTGGGCTTACAAGAATGTTCTGGGCAGTGCCAAGAGTATTCTTATAGACAGATACAGAAGCGTCTGAAACGAAATCCAAGAAACCAGCAGCATCTAGTGTGCGGTTTCCGCCATCTGTTCCACCAGCAACCAAGCCAGCGATTACAGCGACGTCGGTAGCCTTTGCATAAGCAAATTCCATCTGACGGACAAGCTCATCAAAGAAAGCTGGGCTTGTGCGATCTAGAAGCTCGACTGAGAAGGTTTGTCCTCCTGCGTACTTCTTAACTGTCACAGATAAGAAGTTGTTTGTCATATCTGTTTCATCGATTGTTGCAGCTTCAGCCTCTTCGCCTACTGTTGGTACGGCGGTGATTTTAGGAATTTCGAATGTCATACCAGCATCAGGCAAAACGCCGCGAGATACTGAATCAACGGCTGGACGATCTGCATTTGATAGCGGGTTGATGATTTCTGTGAGCTGACGTGTTGGGACAAGACCAGCATTGTTGCTGGTTGTGTCTGCTGCCATTAGATATTGGCGGGCCTCATCGTCGTTCAACACCTTAGCGCGAACGGATGCTTCTAGATATTTCGCCTTTGTGAACTCAAGGCGAGGAGCGGTGTAAAACGCTGGGCGTGGCGCAGCGGCTTCCACCTTAGCAGCTTCTACCGTTTCTTCGGCAGGAGCTGGAACGGTAGTGTCTGACACTTGTTCTCCTTCGGTTGGTTTGTCCTCTTCGGCGGTTGCCGGAGCGGAATCTTCTTCTTTTAGTGCTTCATTCTCGGAAGCGGCGACTTCGCTAACGCGAGCTGAGTCGATTGCTGGATCAGTCACTAAGGAAACTTCATCAAGGGTTGCTGAGGTAATTTTCATTACTCCAGAAGCATTAACCCATTCATTTATTTGAGCGCCAACGCTAAAACCATCGCGCAGACCTTCTGTGGCTTCGATAAGCGCGTCTTCTCCGGCCATAGTGTTGGCAATTTTAAAAGTTGCCACAATTCCATTCTTTGTTACTTCGTGAGCAATCATTTTGCCAATTGGACGAGTCCGGTCGTGCTCAAGTAGCAATTTGACTGGCTTAATCTCAATAGAGTCAGCTGCAAATACAGTAGGTCCGACTGAGGTGTTACCTTGCTCGTTCCAAGTAACAATAGTCCCGCTTATTGTGCGCTTTACTGTGTCTGCCGCGAGGACAGTCATAGGCATCTTAATTTTCATTTGGAATTAAGTCCTCTTCTCTTTGAATCTGCTCGACACTCATCGCACCGATGCGGTTTAAGATTTCATAGACTTGAGCGCGCTCCAAAGCGTTACCGCGTAGGAAATCGTCAAGTGCAAATCTGACCATCACAGGATTTGGCACAAAGTCCGGTAGTGAAAGTCTTTCTTCAATCGCCTTAAGTATTGGGCGAAGAGAGAAATCAACAAGTGAGCGCCGCTCGCTAACCGCGTTGCTATATGTCATTGTAGTAGTTTCGGCGCTCAAGAAGTAAGCAGGTATTCCACAAGCGCGAGCAAGCTCTAGCGCAACGTATTGGCGTCCTTCTGCAAGCTGCAAAGATTTAGGATCAAAGCCGACACTTTCCAAAGTGACATCTGCATTTAAGAAAGCCGTCGATTTTTGCTGGCGCGCAGTTCTCCAGGCTGATAGCAAAGATGAAATTCTTTCGGCAGTTAAGTTAGTGCCATTGGATTTTAAGACTGTGGAAGGGACTGGGTCTTTCGCGTAATTGACTGCCGCGTTTTCTAAATAGACGGCTGCGCTGATTGTTTTACCAGCTCTATGAAGCAATCCTTCATCTGGGCCATCAAATCGAATAATTGAGCCGACTCCGGTTAGCGGTACTGCTTGGCCGTCGATTTTGTATCCGGTGATTTCAGTATTTCTAAAATTAGTATCGACTGTAACTCTGTCCGGTGATACGCGAGTCCAAGCTCTAACGCGTCCGCCGTCTGTTGCGGCATACATCTCCAAAACTTGTCCGTAACCAACGCCATAAAGCCAAATATCCTCAGCGAGCCAGTTATAAATAACAAATCCGGCAACTCTTGGGTCTGGTTGATTAATTACTCTGTGCGGATCAACAAATTCGCCAGTTATGCGATTAAATGTTGTAAGAGGTAGTGAGCCAATAGTGCCACAAATAATGTTGCGAGCGCGTGCAACCGAAGGGACGCTCATCGCTAACTGCCGGGTTGTATTTGTTGGGCCGCCGAGAATGTTATAAACCGAATCGGTAATTTGAATTGGAGTTAATGAAGCGGTGACATCGCTAACCTTTTGCGGTGTTGCGGCTTTTACTTCTGGAAAGAAGAAATCTCTAATAGCACCCATTTGGCTAAATTGTAAGGGGTTTGTGCTACAAGATGACTATATCCACTCCGCTATCTACCTTAGTGGCGTAGTGTGTTGCCATCGCCGAAGCTACCGCTCCGCAAATAACCGCATTAGATACTTTCCGCCCCATTACCCAGCCGCCATCGCCGAAAGGGAGCTTAACGGCGGCTAGGCATTGGCGGGTCAGCTCTTCTTGTCCGGAATGAGCCAACCGCTGAGATGAAATTGCTCCAAGCAACTCATCGCAGCTTTGCGCATAGTCAAGACCATCAATAGGCTCAGTCCTAATTCCAGCAGGCGCTAATCGCGCTGCGACTGCCGAAGCGGTTCGGGCCGAGTAAGCAACCAGCTGGACAGGATACTTACGCACCCAATCCGCAACGTCATTAGCCAGCGATTTATCATCGAGGTTAGATGGGTTGTGCCAAGTCTGTAAGAGAATAACTTGAAATCTATCGCCCTCAAGTTTTTGACTTGCTACCAGCGCTGCTTGTTTTCTATCGGGACTGAGATCAATAGCCAACCAAGTATCAGCCTCAGGGTTGAGCCGCAAGCCCTCAACTTCGCAACTCTCCCACTGAGACGGACTGATAACCGGGTTTATGGTATCGACCCATTGACATAAAACCTCGGTGCGAACAATATCTTCGGGGTCTGACAGGACGGCTCGGATATTATCCGGATGGACTGTGTAACCAAGTGACGGGTTAGCTTGGCAGACACCTAGCCAGAAGTCTGGCGAGTTATCGAATTTAATGCCGTTAGGCGCTGACCATTCAAACCAGCCAATATCATCACTTCCGCCGTAAATAGCGGCTAACGCTCTCTCCCTTAATTTATTCAAGACTATCGAGTGCTGATCCCCAGCATTTGAATAAACCCAAATTTGAGGATTTGGGCTAGCCATTTGGGTATATCTCAGGGCAGACCAAACATCTTCATCTTTATATTCGCGAGCCTCGTCTAGATGAATTGTTTCAGGAGCAGCAATACCTCGACCAGCTGAATTGTTAGCTCTTACGATATATCGGCGACCTTCTGTGAATTGTAATTCTTGAAATCCTTTAGAT